ATATAATATATGTCTCTTAGATTGCTATCTCCTGGAACTTCGCCAACAATGTCTAAACTGTTGTTTTTGTATTCTATTAAATGATTTCTAACTTGCCCTAGAGTCAAATAATCAATGTCAATGTTCAAACTATTGACATCAAGATTCACGGGTATTTGATAAAATGCTGAACTTGATACAGAAGTTTTACTGTATATACTAACAAAAACAACATCACCCACAGTCAACAAACTAGGGTCAATCAACACAGCCAACTTGTCGACCGCCTTGGTAATAGCAAATTTGCCCACTGGCACAGGTCTACTGTTAATAACAACTTTGATGTTGGGAATTTGTACGCTTAGGTCTGGTAAAATATCAATTGGGAATAAGTTCGTGGAACCGTCGTAGGTGAAGTTAAAAATTTGATATTGTTTACTGAACGTGTTATTAATGATCCAATTGTTAATTCTTTCACTGGTGGTTCTTGAACGATTCTTTTGTAAAAAACCGGTGTTCACATTTACAGTTTGAGCTATTCCACCAACCAACAGATACGAAAATGTATCCAGACTCAAATTGTTTTCAAATTCAATGTCGCCTTGTGTTTGTAAATTTTTGTAACTGAGTGGAAAACCTAACACAGGATCGTCGGAGCCTGTGCCTTGTTTGTATGAAAATATTTTTGTGCCCGGAAACTGTGAACCGTTATACACTGAAAAATCACTAAAGCTTACGCCATCGCTGTTGATCGCATCAAACAACGGAGCCTGATTGGTTGTAGTCTTTTGTTGACTGTCAATCCATGAGGTGCCATTGTAGTGCCATTGTTTTTGTCCATTGTTGCCACTGGTCACCACAATGGTATGTCCGTCTTCTACCACTGCATCATCAGCTTCTTCAATGTAGGCTCTATAAATTGATACAGACACCGATGGAGTAGATGCTTCTACTATTGAAAAAGTAAAGATCTTGTTTCTAACGTCAAGATTTTCATCTTGACTGAAAATAATTCTATCGCCGTCGTTGATGGTAAGAGTTTCAATGTCTGTGGCTGATCCAGTGCCCGGGGTAGTTCCTGTGGCCACAAATTGCACTTTGTAGGCTGTGCCAGTTGTACCAATTTCAATGCCGGTAGCTGTAAACACTGTACCAGCAATGCTTGCTGCTGCACCAACCGAAGACCATACAGTATTCCCCACAGTAGCTATTATGTATTGGGTACCTATTTCTAAACCTGCTGCTGACACCAATGTTGCACCCACATTGGTCCAGTTGCTTGTGCCTAATGTGGTAATATCATATGTTCTACCTACTACCAAATCATCAGAAGTTCTAGTTAAAGATATTATCAGTTGGGTAGGCGGATCAGGTGGTCCTGGCACCATTACGCCTTGCACTTGTGTGTAGGCGTTGGTAATCAAATCGTCCAGTAAATCAACCGGTGCCTTTGCTTCTGTACCAAAGTTGAAAAGCTGAATGTCAGGATAAAATTCTAAAATTGGTCTTTGTGCTCGATAGCTTTGATTTAGAACCAAGTCTATGTTGTTATACTCTGCTGTTTTTTCAATAATATCAACATGGAACCATCTGTTGCTTCTGGACCAACCGTTTAGGTCAATGCTGCTGCGATTTATGGTGAGGTAATCAGGAGTTGCAATGCTGTCCAATTCTGGTGTCACAAGTGCGTCTACAGACACCAGTTTGATTGCCTGTCCTACTCCTTCTACGTAAAATGTTTTGCCTGCATACTGTTCTGTAGCAGTTGAATCGAACGTAATTTTTAGCCCATTGGTAAATGCAACTCCATTGGGACTAACGTAATTTTTTTGTCCAATAATATCAATTTCGGGATCAATCGTTGCCAAGTCTGGATCTATCAATTGAATACCGCCCACTGCTTGATCAGTTTGATCACTTTGATAGTATAGCAGATTCAAAGTAGCGGTTATTGCCGGCACTTCGAAATAAACGTCCAGTCTACTGTAGAACTCGCGACCTGCATTGGTAGCACCCGAACGAATTCTTACTTTTTGTTCATTTATTACTGTTGTTTTCTTAGTTAGATAAACTCTAGGATCGTCGTTCTCATCGTTAAGAATGGAAATTTGATAAACATCATTTCTTTGATCAAATGGTATTAATACATCCTGATCTAAATAGATAGTGTCATTTAGTATTCTGGCAGTGTTGTGCCAATACACATCGTCGATGAAAGCTGTGTTTACAAAAATAACACTAGCTCCATTTACAGAATAACTAGGACCATCTATACCACCCAATGTGTTTTCTAAGTCGCTTAGTAAACAGCCTTGCAGAGATTGATAACTGTGATTGGTAGCGTAATCCGCTGTGTCAATCACAGTCATATTTGTCCAATTGTCTTGAGAATCTATCAATGGAACTTGAAATACCACACTACCAACATCTTGACCGTTACCAGAAACTCCAAATACTGATCTGGTGGATAGATTGGGGGCATTGACATCTACGCCTAGTGAACTGGGACCTGACTGAATGTAGAATCGATTACCAGGTTCATTGATTTGAAAAACATAACGTCCTCCTCTTGCCAGCGAGATAATAGGATTGGGGGAGTCATCAAACCCACTAAATTTATACGTATTTGTTACACTATCAAATGTGACATTAAATGTCTGTTGCAAGGGCACTGTGCTGGCCGTCACATTCACAGCCGCAGGACCATTTTCTAGCCAATAATATTGTGCAAAATTTACAAATTTGTCAAGGTCAACTTGCGGATTAAAACTATAAAATTCGTTATCAAACAGACGAGAATGATTGTTACTATCCCCTCCATAAAAGCTGATTTTGTTGAGTACATCCGTATAGGTGGTAGCAAATTCAATTTCACCAGTAATATCGTTTTTTACAATAACACCGGGCTCAAGTTGATAGTCTTGTCTTGCTTTAGTAGGCTCGGTTATGTAGCTGTCTGTAGACTTGTATGAAGGTGCTAATTTTCTGCCAATATATCCGTCTACTTTTGTAAAATCAGGCTCGCTTACCAATTGGTCAGTGGTGGCGTGTAGGAACTTTCTGTTTGTGTCTGTGCTAAAGATCTCAGGTAAAAATTGTAAAGTTTTAAAAACTGCCATTGTTTTTCCTATTAACCAGTCATATTCAATTGAGCTGCTGTTATAGCAGGTATTATCTGTACATTGTCTACTGTTGCTGCACTGACCAATATCTCATCTGGGTCAGCATTGATTTGATACAAAGTTCCAAATCTACTGTCAGTGTTTGTAGGCACAATAACTATGCTGCTCACGTAAGGTACCAACGAAGTATGTAAATATGCACTCAATTCACTGAAATAAAATGTTTCGCCAAAGTCCCAATTGTTAATGTCAAAGTAAGTGTTGATAGCTGCAATCACTTGGCTTTTAACTTCATTATCACTTATGGTGAGATTTGGATTTTTAATCACTTTAAAAGTGGCTCGTAATGCTGCTGCTGCTTTGCTACCAAACAACGGTTTGAAAACAGCAGGATTGTAGATAATACTGTCACTGATAGTTTTAAGTGATTCTATTGATCCAAATTCTGTTTTCAAATCAGATATTGTGGGTGCTGTAGGTTCACTTACTTTGTTACTGGTATCAGTCAAATAAGCAAAATAATCATTTGAATATGACTTGGTTAAAATGTAAAAATCTATTAGATTGTTAGGACTTGGGTCAATTCTTCGATTGTTAGGAGCATTATGACGGTACTGAAATTTTAAATCTTGTCTGCCCACTCTGGCAATATAGTTAGTCAATACTGTCAATAATGTGCCAGTTGATTGATAAAATGTAGGGCCGTTTTCAGCAGGCACCGACGAGTCACCAAGCACGGCATAAAAAATTGTTCCGTCGGCATATAAAGTGATGTTGTTCAGTATATCTGATTTAGTTTGATAGGCACTAACAATTGTAGTTGGATCAACAGGATCATATCTTAAAAAATTATACTGGTCGATGCTTTCAACAAAATAAACGTTTTTGTTTTCGGGATTTGTTGAGGGATCAACCAATTCTAAAAACAAATCTGGATCATCGGGCACTTCGTCTAAATTTTCATCTGGAAAAGTTATCTTTATTTTTCTGTTGTCATCTATTCCATCTGCGCCAATTGCCCTTTCCCATATTCTATAGGATTGACTGTAAAAAAGTGCATTGCTACTGTCAGGCTCGGTGTTTATTCTCAAAACTTTTACAAAATCAACCAAGGTTGTAGCAGTTCTACTGTCATACACTCTCACATCAGGATCAAAGTAAAATCTTGTTTCTCTTTCACTTTGAAAATAATAGTCTATGCCTCTGCTGACAGCATTGTATTCGCCATTAGCAAATGACAAACTCAGGAACCAACTATTGTCTGCGCCGGTTCCTGCGGTACTTCCTGCATTGGTCAAACTGAAATTGCCGCTGCCAAGATTTTGACTTTCGATAATTCTCCATGACATGGTAGGGATATCATAGCGAAGACCAAATGTTTTGAAACTTAAAATTTGTAAAATGATACTATTGATCAATGATTCAGACCAGTCATTGGCAAATACTGGAATGATTTCGCTAACAATGGCTCCAGTAGGCACAATCACACTTAATGTAGCCACTGATGTCAGACCAGGACTGTCATAATTTATAATACTGGCCCATAGACTTGTACGCTGATATTCAGTCTCGGGTGTGCCTGTTTGTAACTGATTTTGCGCATCAAAGTATTTTCCAGCTGGCGCAATAAATTTCACCAAACTGCCTTGAACCAGATACGTGTAGTTAGGGCTGGTAAAGGTTCCTGTACTACGACCAGAACTGATACCAGACTGTGTCCATACTGCCACCGTGGCCACAGTGCCTGTGCCTGTACCTGCTGCTGTGGCTGTAAAAATTGTGCCCACTGTGTTTTGTGAAGCACCAAAACTTGTAAAGGTTGTTGACCCCAGGCTTATAATTTTATAAGTTGTTCCAGCTACCATGCTTGTGGCCACTATAGTTGAGCCCAGTGGGCTAAAACGTGTGGCTGTATCGTAGTATAAATGTCTTGTTGTGATACTTGATATCAAAGGTTTTAGTGTATTCCGTACAATAGCGTTAACTTCGGTGCTGCTGGTAAATTGGAACACTTCATTCTCTTCGTAATTTTCCTTGTATATGATACCATCTTCTGCAAAAATATTGGTACTGGAATATTTTCCAGTGCTATCAATTACGTCCAAGTACCTGCTGACTCCTGAACTGGTGCGATTAACGGCCTTTAATTTTAAAATATTGTTAAAGGTAGTGTATGGTAACACATTATAATCTTCACCAGTGACCATACGATTTTGTGTATAGTACTGTTGAGGCGCCTTGGTTCTAATTTCATCAAGACTTTCTCTTGATATAGCAT